TCATTAGACTTGTAAAGGTAGCCTTAAGTCCTGTACTTACTTCACTTGTGTTACCAATTACACCGGTTAACGTTGCAAAAGTTCCGAATAATTCCTCTTGTGATATATTTAAAGAATTTGCCAAAGGGATAACTTTTCCCATACTTGAAGCAAGTTCTGGAAAAGTTGTTTGACCTAATTGAACCGTTGTAAAAGCTAAATCAGATGCTTTTTGTGCTGCTTCTGCTGAGGTGTCTCCGTAACCTTTCGTTACTGCTGACAAAAGATCTATAGAGGCAGTAACAGTTGTGTTTCCTGCTTTCGCTGCTTGTCCTGCTACTGTCAATATCTCCATACTTTCGGCGGTGTCTCCAAAGGCAGAAATAACTTGATAAAGTCCATCTGTCATTAAGTCTGTACCTAAGTTTACATCTTTTGAAAGATCTAATACGCTCTCTCCTAGTTCTTCAATTCTTGTTTCAACGTCACCACCAAGGAGTGTTGAAACATTTGCCATTTCTTCCTCAAAGTCCGAAGCAGCTTTTACCGCAACACCTCCTAATGCTGCTGCGACCGCTAAACTTGCTGCTGTTATACTTGCAGCCCATTTACCAACTTTTGCCATATTTCCTGTGAGGCTTGTGCCAAATCTATCCACGTTACCATTTATATTTTGTAAGCTTCTACTTGCGTTATCTTGCAGGGTTATACTTCCTCCCATTTCAAACAAGTTGTACATTTATTTTCACCTCCTGATCTTAAAGTTTACAAGCCATCATACGTTTCACCCCTTCAAGTACATCCTTTTGATCTTCTTTTATAGTCTTCTTTATATTCGGTGGTGCAGTATTATTCTTTGGTTGCATCTGTACTTGGAATTTATCAAAAGGTACGAATGTTTTTTTATTGTAATTAGGGAAAACACTGCAATATAATAACCATCGTCTATCCTCAGAGTTTTTTTCATACATTTTGCGTATAAAAGGCATGAAGTCACTATAAGACATACCTTTTAAAACATTTAAATTTGTGTAAGTTCTACAAATTGTTTCTGTCAACTCTGTCAAGTCGTTTAAGGCTATTTCATAAATGTTTTGGTAAAACCCTGCTTCCCTAAAACCTCCAAACCAATTTTATAGATAGAGTCCCACTCTAGTTTTTTAAATTCTTCCACATCTATTGATATAACACTTGAAAGCAATATAAAAACTTCTTCTGCTATACTGTCAAGTTTTGTAATAAGTTCTTCCCACATCAAAGTGGTAAAAGTTATTTTATCTTCAATTCTTGCCTCTGCTTCTATTTCTAAATTATTTTTATTTTCATTTGTCATTTTGTTTTGACCTTCTTGTAATAGTTTTACAATGTTATCTTTATTCAATATTGTCCTGTCTGCTACTGCAATGTCAAGTAGTTTGTTTAATTCCATTTGATCTTTTTTTACCAATGATTTAATCCTTAGCTGTAATATATCATAATCTGATAGTCTGTTTTTTTGTTTTTTCCCTTGTTTGAATACAGAACCTATTATTTTTTTCACGTCAATTTTGCTGAGTCTTGCTATTCTTAATAGTTGTACTGATTCCATAGCATCCAATTTTCTCACTACTACTGTTTTTTCATCACCTGTTCTAGCATTTTTTATAACTAATTCCATTTTATAGCCCCCTAAATAAATTTTTAGGGCAGGAACTCGCCCCACCCTTTATATTTATAACATATTATTTTTTTTCTTTACTTTTCCTAGCTTAATATCACAACTCCTGAAGCTGTATCCTCTCCACCATTTACAATTACACCAGTGATTGATCCTGTTGTTCCTGCACCTGCACCTGCTACTGTATACCCTGCGCTAGTGCTATAAGGTACTGCTTGTATAGTAAATGTACCGTCTGCACCTGATGTTGCTGTGAATGTCTCTGAACCTATTGTAATAGTAAGTGTAGCACCTGCTACAACGTCACCTGCTCCTGCTGTTGTTGTTCCTAATACTGCTGCATCAAATATATTTGTTACTGCTGCCATTGTTTCTGTAGTTACTATAGCATTACCTGCTGTTCCTGGAACTAATGATGTTAATATTGCGTCGTTTGTTGCAAAATCTGCTATACTTACGTACTCGTTAGCTGAATTATAACTGTCTGTACCATTTATTGCTGCTATAATATTTGCTTGACAAGTTGTAAGACCTGCCCCTAGTGAAATTTCACCTGCTGCGTTAAAGTCTACTGCAGCTACAAAAGTATATACTGTAGAACCCACAGTAATTGTTTCTGCCGCTGTCGGTAAAACATCAATTGTTAATGTTCCTTGTGCTGCTGCTCCTGTAGAAGCTGTACCACTTACAGAACCTTCTGCTTTTGGTCTGTATATTTCAAAAGGTACTGTAGATCTTGTTTCTGCTGTTGACAAATTAATATTACCTTCGAATGTGAAAGGTATAACTGCCTCTGCTCCATCTGCAAAACTTGAAACAATCCCTGCAATATTCAAAGCATTTTTTATCACGATATATATAGGTTTCTGTGATCCTGTTACTTTTGCAACAAGTGTTAAACTATCTATGTAATCAGAGTTTTGTACATAATATTTTGTTGTGAATTTGTCCCAAAAATCATCTGAAACGTCTACGTCGGAAGCTACTAACAATTGTTCCATCGCGTCTGCTGTCAATGTTACTACGTTACCAGTCATTGAAGTTTCCCATGATTCAATAAAATTAAGCCCTTTTGCTTTGGATTTTACTCCGTTAACTTGAGGCTGTCTCATTACAGGAACTGCACTAAACGTAACCGCTCCTTGTGTTGAACCAATTAATTTACCCGCGGCTAGTGCTGTATCATATGTATCCACGCCAACTACAAAATCAACGAATAACGCTCCTGAGTCCAAAACCATGTGGTCCGGCGTGTCACTTAAAAAACCGCCGTAATTCTCAGTATTATACAAACTTTCAAAAGCCATGTTTTATATACCTCCCTATAATTCTTCTTTATTATAATATTTCACAATTAAAACTATTTGCCGCCTTCTGATTTTCGGGTCTGTGTCGGGTAAAGCTAGTACGGAACCTTTTAAAAATCTAACCCAAAATTTTGAGGAACTAAAAACCATATTCTTAAAATGTTTCTGTATGTTTTTGGATAGTGTTTCAAGTACAAGCGTATTACCGCTTTTGTTGTCCCAAATATCAATATATACTGTCAAAGTGCCGCTTACATTTTCATCGTTTTTATCATCTCTATCAAAAAATGTTATATATGGGAAAATTGCTGTCACATCGTCTGGGTGCAGCTCATAAAAAACCCTATCATTTAATTTTTTTAATTCTTGAGCAATAAAGATACCTATGTTTAGATCCACTTAAAACCCACCTCGTTTCATCTCAGCTTTTACAATATTTTGTATTGGTAAGATATTGTCACGTACAGCAGGCTCTATAAATGGTTGTGCTTTTTGTTTGCTCGTGCCTTTTTCTACATCAATAGCATATTCCACATCGTTACCTACAATTAATTTTGATTTTTCCTTGTCTACTATGTAAGCATTCCTAGATATTAAAAGTCCAGTATCAACGGGTGTTCTTGACTGCGCTTCTGTCTTTAGGAACTCGCCAAGAGCATATAACGCGGTTTCTTTTACTGTTTTTAAATCGTTTAGAGCCGTTGGAATATTATTAGTTACTTGCACTGACATAATTATCACTCGCCTTCAAAAACACCTTATAGAACTCTGAAAAATTCATAGGATCATCTATAAAATCTATATCGTAATACTCATCGTTATAAAAAACTCTGTGATCTGTCGTTAAATTTTCTAAAGGATATAAGAACAATTTGTGTGTGGAATTAACTGTATTTTTATTTGCTGACATAGACTCATTCCCTTTTATAGCATTTATAATTCCTTTTACTGTTGCAAATGTCGCCCACGTTACAGTATTGCCTGTAAAACCGTTACCAGTTGTCACTGTTTTTTGTTGTATCGTTATTGGATATCCTTTTTTGTCTATCATCCTACAAGACATCTAAATCACAACCGGGTAACGGCGTATGTCTTGCAGCAATACTTTTATAGGTACAGAGTCAGCAGATGTTTCATAAGATGTGGAGCAGTCATCTAAGCCATACGAACTTATACCCTCATAATCTCCCCTTAACTGCACACCTATTATTTTTATAGCTATAATTTCAGCCTCAAGTGGGTATACAGTGCCTGAACTATCTGTATCAAACGCTCTGTTCCTATAATTTAATATTGTCTCTTCTACTAACGGGATTAGCATTTCTATTACTGCGTCTTGCTCTGTTCCTGTGATTTTTAAAATAGTTTTTACTCTGGAAAGTGTTGTAATGCTCATATCATCACACCCTTTTTATCTGTCC